TGCGAGACACAAAGGCGTAGCTATGCTCTCTCCGCTGTATTGGGGCGCCGTCCTCATGCAGAAAGATAACGCGATGCAAAACCGGCTTTCCCATAGCTATTCTCCGTCCGTTCCTGACGCGCGCTGCAGGCGAATGATCATCACGTCATTGGTCTGCGTGCTCAAGAACCGTGCGCCGTAGCGGAATGCAAGCTCGGCATCGTAGCTCTCTAGCTCGTAATCTTGTAAGTCGCGCCCCTCAGTCAGTCGCACGAACATGGTATAAGCTTCGTCGAATCCGCATGTATGTTCCGTGCTTTGTTCGCGTGTTTGTGTGCTTATTTTGAATTGTGACATTGTTATTCCCTCTGTTGTTTTGGTCTATTAAACGCACATAGTTGATATCACGGGATATTAGGGCGGAATGCTGCACGGTTTGTCGTGCGAGAGAGGCGAGCGTATCTTAGCCAATCTTTCGCTGCCGCACGATTAGCGCAATGCCGGGACACGCGGGCATGGGCAAGAGCGTTTGCCAGGATAGCGGCAAGGTGCGGTCTGTCTGTTTTCCCTGTCTGTGTGATGGACACATGACGCGTAAGGGTGGACATAGCTTTCTCTCCGATGGTTTGTGTGGGGGCTTTCGCCCCCGTTGATTAGTGGACGTGATAAGACACGTTCGCCACGTTGTATGACCAGCAAGCCCGGCAAGAGCCGCACGCGTTACCTTGCGTCGGGGCTGGGCAGGTGTAGCCAATGGGAGCTTGGGCCTTGTGTACTGTAGACGTGTGTGGGAAGGCCTTGGACGGGTTACCGTCGTTCATGGTTGCGCTGATACGGACTAGCAGATTGGACGGTATCACGCCGCCTCCACGGACGAACACGGCTAGCATCGCGGCTTCACGGGTGGGGAGCCAGTGGCGCAGCTCAGGGGTCCGGCGGGCGATTTGGCAGATAGCGGCAAGATGGCCGATGGACTGAATATCGCCTGCGTCATGCCACCGATGCCAGCCTGTTGAACGCACCTTGGAAGAGGGCTTGCGACCATCAAGGCCATGCGCCTTGCGCAGCATGAAAACCATTGCCTCCGCCCATTGCGGGTGCGAGATACCGGCCAGCCGCCGAGCCTGCGCCGTTACCACCGAGCTGTAGCGGTAATTCGCCTTCATGGCGTAGCATCCCGAGCATGTGCTGCCCTTTACCTGAGCAAGCTTGGCGCCAACCTTACAGGCGGTGGCGGGGACGCCGTAAGACGTGCCCGGCATCTTGCTGGGGAAGCCGAGGGAACCGGCGATAGCGCGGGCGGCTTTTAGCGTCTTGATATCGGAGATAGCCAACATGGTGATATTCCCTTACGTTATATTTGTGGCGGCTTTCGCTGCCGGTGGAAGACATATAACCGCGCAGCGTTTTGAATGCAAGAGAAAAATAGCAGAAAAAGCAGAAAAATATTTGGCTATATTTTACAATGGTTTGCAGCCTATTTGTTCCGGTTGAGATGCACAATGCATCCTGATAATGTGGCTCAGGACGTGGCAATGGGTCGCGCCCGCACACGCCGGTAGGCGGATTAGAGGCGTTGATAATGAGTGATGAGGATATGCAAGATCAGGATAAGGTCGTCCCCATTCGTCAGGGTGTAGCCATGAAAGGTCAGGGGAAGAATGAACACGGCTTAACCGCTCGACAGGAAGCTTTCGCCCACCTAGTCGCCGAGGGTCACACTCTCTCCGAAGCGTATCGCCGTGCTTATCGTCCCCCCGCTTCAGCCGCCGCCACAATCCAAAACAAGGCTAGCGCTACAATGCGATTGGATCATGTGAAGGCTAGGGTTGACGCTATAGTCGCGCAGAATAGGGTGGAGAGGTCGCTTGATTCTGCGCAGATGCTGGAATTCGTGCGCAACAGACTGCTTTTAGAAGCACAAAACTCAGCAAGTAAACCTGCGGATCGTCTTAAGGCCTTGGAACTAATAGGTAAATTGTCTGACGTTGCCGCCTTCCGCGAGCGTATTGTGGAAGAACAAGCCGATACTAAATCCGCGGTGGAGATGGAACGCGAGATTAAGCGCAAACTTGAGAAGATACTGGCGGCATAATACGCGCTCAATGCGTGCGTTCGTGCGTCTATGTGCGCACGTTCGCGCGCGTGCGCGTATAGGCTGGCGCTGGTGAGTATGCGCAGGGGCCAGACCCCACCGGGGTGGGGGAGGGGGTTATGGCGGCATCGCTGTGGCCTGGCTACGCATAGTATTCCATACAAATGATTCTTATATTCCATACAAATAATTCCTAAATTCCACACAAATAATCTCACATCTTCCCACACAAATACTCCACAATCACCATCAAAGCCGTTCTTCGCAACTTTCTTTCGTCCTCTCAGCGAGGCGAAGAAAGAATATTACAATAACACCCCCCTACCCTATAATTTTCCTGCAAACTAAGTATTATTAGTCTATTTTGAAACCCACCCCCTATGCAAATATGGTTCCATCATAGTATTATAATATATATATTTTTCTACATCATTTCGGCCAGAGTAATTAAGCAACAAAGAAAGGAACTACAATGTTTATTCCTACAGAATGGACAGTGATTGCAAAGAGAGTGCCTCATGGATTGAGTGGATGGTATGTTTGGGCACCATGTTGGCAGTATTCATTAAAGGATATTGAAAAGATATATGATATGGCTATGAATGATGTATGTTTTCTAGTTCATAAAAGAACAGAAAAAGGATTTGATCTAATGATTAAAATGAATATGAATAGACGTGGTAAACAAGAAAGAACAAATATACTAAGCAATAAACTATATAATAATTAATGGATATAATAATGACTAATATAGAATATATTATATATATTCTTATAGTAAACAATATAAGTAAATATAAGAATAAGATTACTGTATATGATATTATAAATGAGTCTAAAAATATTAAATATGGATTATATAATTTTACTCCATATATGATATATAGAATATGTATATATCTAAAGAGATTAGAAATAGTATATTTTATAAGAGATAATAATAGTATATATATAATACCTACTATAGAAGAATTTTAATAGTATATATATTATAGCTATTGACTATATATAAATATATATATTATAAATATGGCGTTCGCTGACCTGACCGGCGAACGCGTTTCCTCCGAAAACTAAACCCCCATTTTGGGGGTTATTTTTTTATCAGGGCTGTAGTATATCTGTGGCGCCAAAGAAATTTAGGAATCATCACTTTGGACATTAAATCTGTTCTACAAAAAATCAGCACTCTTCCTGTAAATGAGCAGAAAGATTTTCTGAAGCTGCTTAGTGATTTTGAGGATATTAAAAAGCGCGAAAGCGCGCAAAAGCATTTCCTAGATTTTGTAAAAATGATGTGGCCATCATTTATTGATGGGCGCCATCATAAGATTATGGCTGATGCTTTTGAGAGAGTAATTGATGGTAGCTGCAAAAGATTAATTATCAACATGCCTCCTCGCCACACTAAAAGCGAGTTTGCATCCTATCTTTTGCCAGCATGGTTTATGGGTAGATTTCCAGAAAAGAAGATTATTCAGTCAACCCATACAGCAGAGCTTGCTGTAAACTTTGGACGCAAAACTAGAAACCTCATTGATAGTGAAGATTATCAGAAGATATTCCCTGGCACCAAGCTACAGGTTGATAGCAAAGCTGCCGGTAGATGGTCTACAAATAAGATGGGTGAATATTTTGCCATTGGTGTAGGTGGCGCTATTGCTGGTAAAGGTGCTGATCTATTTATCATTGATGATCCGCACACTGAGCAGGAAGCCATTATGGCTGCTCATGATCCAACTGTTTATGATAAAGTATTTGATTGGTATACCTCCGGTCCCCGTCAGCGTCTTCAGCCCGGCGCTAGAATTGTGATCGTGATGACCCGCTGGGGTAAGCGGGATTTGACCGGACAAATCATCCAGTCATCCATCAACCGGGGTGTAGGCGACGAATGGGAAGTCATAGAACTACCCGCCATCCTTCCTTCTGGCGCCCCTCTATGGCCTGAGTTCTGGTCCGCAGACTCCCTTGAAGCTCTCAAGGCAGAACTTCCTGGCGCCAAGTGGAACGCTCAGTATCAGCAGCAGCCCACCAATGAAGATGGCGCTATCCTAAAAAGGGAATGGTGGAGGAAGTGGTATAAAGATAGCCCACCTGATGTTGACTTCATCCTGATATGCGCTGATACCGCATTTACCAAAAACAACCGCTCAGACTATTCTGCTTTTACAGTCTGGGGCGTATTTAATGACGAAAGCAGCAGCGGGTATAATTCTCCTAATGTTATTCTATTGGATGCTATAAAAGAGAGATTAGAGTTTCCTGAATTAAAAGCACGAGCTAAGGAGATGTATAATCAATGGAATCCTGATGCTTTTATGATTGAAGCTAAAGCATCTGGTTTGCCATTAATTCATGAACTTAGACAAGCAGGTATTCCAGTATCTGAATTTACACCAACTAGAGCATCTGGTGATAAGATTATGCGTGCTAATAGTATTTCTGATTTATTTGCATCAGGTGTTGTTTGGGCGCCTGATAGAAAATGGTCAGATGAAGTTATAGAAGAATGTGCTGCATTTCCTAATGGCGATCATGATGACTTTGTGGATACAGTTATCATGGCATTAATGAGATATAGACAGGGTGGATTTATTCAATTAGATTCAGATCACAGAGATGATGAAATAGTCCGTCGCAAGGCCGATTATTACTAGGAGCCTAAAATGGCAAAGCACCCCGGCTTTAAGGCTGTTCAGGCTAAGATTGCTAAGTCTCAGGGTATTGGCGCAGAAAGAGCGGGAGCAATCCTTGCTGCTGGCGCCAGAAAAGCCTCTAAGGCGGCAGTTAAGGCTAATCCTCGGCTGAAGAAGGTCGTGGGTTTTAAGAAGTAATAGGCGGTTAAATTGGCAACAGATAAAGCTCTTACGGCTTACGATGAAGCTGAATCAGTTTCTCCAGAAGAAATTGAGATTCAGATTGTTAATCCTGACGCTGTATCTATTGAAACGCCTGACGGCGGTGCTGTTGTTATTCTTGGTCCTGAGCTATCTGAGAAATTAAGCCCTGACTTTGGGACTAATCTTGCGGAGATTTTAAGCAAGGAAGACTTGGCTTCTATTAGCTACAAGCTGATGGAAGATTTTGATAATGATCTTGCGTCTCGCAGAGACTGGGAAAGAACCTACAAGAAGGGATTAGACCTTCTTGGTCTGAAGATTGAAGAACGCAGCACGCCATGGCCTGGAGCCTGTGGTGTGTTTCATCCAATCCTGTCTGAAGCCGCTGTGCGGTTCCAGTCTCAGGCTATCATGGAGACATTCCCAGCTGGTGGTCCCGTTAAGACCAAGATTGTTGGGCGCTCCACTCCCCAGAAAGAACGTCAGGCTATCCGCATTAAGGAAGACCTGAATTATATGCTGACTGAGAAGATGGGAGAATATCGCTCAGAACATGAGCGTATGTTGTTCTCTCTTCCGCTTGCTGGATGCGCTTTTAAGAAGGTGTATTTTGATCCGAATATTAAGCGTCCTACATCTCTCTATGTTCCTGCTGAAGATTTGGTAGTTCCTTACGGCGCCACTGATCTAGCTTCATGCCCGCGCTATGCGCATATTATGCGTAAGTTTCCGAATGAAGTGAGGAAGTTGCAAGTCTCTGGTTTTTACAGAGATATTGATCTTCCTGAACCGCACCCTGAAATTACAGATATTCAAAAGGGCAAAGATGAACTGACTGGCGAAGATCAGTTAGTGAATGATGATCGCCACACTCTCCTTGAGTTTCATGTAGATTATGATTTGCCTGGATTTGAAGATGAACAAGATGGAGAGCCTACAGGCATTGCTCTGCCTTATGTGATTACAATTGATAAGCAGTCGAATGAAGTTCTATCTATCTATAGAAATTGGCGCCAAGATGATGATGAAAAACTGAAGCGTCTGCACTTTGTTCCGTATAGTTATATCCCTGGTTTTGGGTTTTATTCTTTTGGATTGATTCATCTGATTGGTGGCATTGCCAAAAGCGCCACCTCCATTATGCGTCAGCTGATTGATGCTGGCACATTATCTAATCTTCCGGCTGGTTTAAAAGCTCGTGGGCTACGTATTAAGGGCGATAGCACTCCCCTTATGCCCGGCGAGTTTAGGGACGTGGACGTGCCTTCTGGCGCCATTAAGGATGCCATCACCTTCCTCCCCTACAAAGAACCCTCTCAGGTGCTTTCAGCCCTCTTAGGGAACATGGTCGAGGAAGGTCGTAGATTCGCCTCCATAGCCGATCTTCAGATTGGGGATGCCAACCAGCAGGCTCCGGTTGGAACCACCTTAGCCCTCATGGAACGGGCTATGAAGGTCATGTCTGCGGTTCAGGCCCGCCTGCATGCCTCCATGAAGCTGGAGCTTGATCTCCTTGTGGATATTATCAAGCACCACATGGAAGGTGAGTATGAATATGAGACTGATCCTGGCGCCACAAGATCAAAAGATTATGACGACACAATTGATGTATTCCCTGTAACTGATCCAAATGCTGCTTCTCTCTCACAGAGAGTTATGCAGTATCAGGCTGCTCTTCAGCTGGCTCAGCAGGCGCCTCAGATGTATGATATGCCGGAACTACACCGGCAGATGCTGGCTGTTCTTGGTGTGAATGATATTGATAAGATTATTCCAGATACTAAGGACAAAAAGCCGAAAGACCCCGTATCCGAGAATATGGATATTCTTGCAGGCAAGCCGGTTAAGGCATTCCTGTATCAGGATCATGAGGCTCATATCCGCGTTCATATGGCGGCTATGCAAGACCCCAAGATCATGCAGCTTGTTGGGCAGTCTCCGCAGGCTTCTGTGATTCAGTCTGCTGCCACCGCTCATATCAATGAGCATATTGCTTTTGAATATCGCAAGCAGATTGAAGAGCAGTTGGGCGTTGAGCTGCCTCCGATGGATCAAGAACTTCCTGAGGATGTGGAAGTTACGCTATCTCGCCTGACAGCAGATGCGGCAGCTAAGTTGCTTCAGAAGGATCAGGCTGAAGCTCAGCAGCAGCAAGCCCAGCAGCAGGCTCAAGACCCTGTTCTTCAAATGCAGATGGCCGAACTTGAGAATCAAAAAGCTGAGATTGCTCTGAAGGCTAAGAAGATTGATGCTGATATTGCTGCAAAACAGCAGCAACTTGCTAATGATGCTGCAAGAATCCAGTCTCAGGAAAGAATTGCAGGCATTGCAGCACAAAATAAGCTAGATAATGATACAGCAAAGATGAAATTGGCTGGAATGGAATTTGGTCATAAAGCTGAAACTGAAAAAGATAAAGAAGCTGCAAAAATGCAGCTTGAAGGTATGAAATTTGGCAGAGAAATTGCCAATAATTCTGTAAATAGGCAGTAAAAATGAGTGAAATTGTTGAAGATGGACTTCTTTCTTTGTTGAGAAAGAAGATTCGTGATCACATGAACAATATGTCGGATGATGTTTCGACGGGTGGCGCTTCTTCTTTTGATGAATACAAAAGAATTTGCGGCATTATTCAGGGTTTAGCCATAGCAGAAAGGGAGATTCTCGATCTCGATGAAAGATTGAGAGATCAATAATCTAATTTGGCTTTGAAATACGGTCATATCGACCGGAAGGGTTCTCGCTGGCCCATATCAGCGTGCATGGAGCGTTAAATGGATTTGTCTATTAAGACTGATGTTGATTTGCCTGAGGGGGATTCCCGCCGCGCGAGTCAATTGCCTAAGCCTCAGGGTTACAAGATGCTCATTGCTCTTCCTGAGCTGGAAGAGAAGACAGATGGCGGCGTGTTTATTCCTGGCGCCACTCTGGATCGTGAGCAAACAGCCTCAATTGTTGGTTTTGTCATTGAGCTAGGTCCGCTCTGCTACATGGACACAAATAAGTTCCCGACTGGAGCTTGGTGTCAGCAGGGGGATTGGGTCATTTTCCGCGCTTATTCTGGCACTCGGATTAAGGTGCATGGCAAGGAATTTAGACTTATCAATGATGATACAGTTGAAGCAGTTGTTGAAGACCCTCGTGGAGTTAAGCGCGCATGAGCGAATCTACAGCAGTCAATCTGGAAACAGATGATGACATTGAAATTGAGATTATTGACGACACTCCCGATGAAGATCGTGGCCGTCATGTAGCTCCTGAATCTACTGAGAGCGATGAAGATATTTCTGCCAGAGAGCAGGAAATCACAAACTACAAAGAAGATATTCAGAAGCGGATTAAGGATTTAAGCTCTAAGGCACATGCTGAAAGACGCGCCAAGGAAGCTGCCGCTAAAGAACGCGATGAAGCAATTCGATATGCTCAGCAGATTATCGCTGAAAATGAGGCTCTGAAGCGTTATAGTGCAAACAATGAAAATGCACTTATTAATACCGCAAAGCAGCGCGCTGAGATTCAGATTGATGCGTTGCAACGGAAGGCCAAGGAAGCCTTTGAGGCTGGCGAGACTGATAAGTTTATTGAGCTTCAGACGCAGCTCCAGAGGGCTGTGGTGGAGCATGATAAATACTCCTCCTACACCCCTCGGACTGTAGAAGAGCCTGTCCAGCAGCCTCGTCAGGCGCCCAGGAATGAACAACCTGCCCAGCAGCAAGTTGCCCCGCCTGATCCTATGGCGCTTGAATGGTATGAAGATAATAAGTGGTTCCAAGCAGATGGCGATATGGAGTCAGAAATGACTGCATATGCTTTTGGATTGAGTGATACTCTTATCAATAAAAGAGGTATTGACCCA